ATCACCACCACCACCACCACCACCACCACCAACACCACCACCACCACCACCACCACCACCGACCAGTCGCCTCGGAGATGGGCCTATCATGCTCCGAGGGCCACAACGTTACCAGTATGTAGAGTCAACAGCCAAGTACCATCAGATCGCAAACCCGTTGATCGAGCCTATCAAGGGTGTCAATATGAGGCTACCAAGAGCCTGCGAACAGAGTTATGAAGTTGCCAAGCAATGCGGACCCTTGCTCAGATATCTTCATCCTGTAGTACCTGATAACGGCTGGCACAACACTGTCGCTGCTTTCCGCAAGCGGTGCAATTATTTTAGTGCCAAACGTGCTACGCCGTTCATTGTTGATTCAGCAAACAAGCTCGTCGAAAAGATATGTCCCAAACCGTTACTAAAGTTTGAGTGGACCGATAGTCTTTACCAGTCATGGTTGTCCAAGTTTGGTACCGAAAAGCGACAACGCATGAATAAAGCGCTGGCAGATCTCGTTTCTTGCAACTTACCGGATTACACCGGCAAGGAAATTTTCGTCAAGGTCGAGGCTCTGTTGGTCGAGCACAAACCCAATTGGGCACCCCGCGTCATTTTCAAGGGTTCAGACGTCTACAACGCTATTTCTGGGCCCGTTTTCAACGAGCTCATGAGGCGTTTGGACCACTGCTTGGAAGGCATGGAGGGCCCGTATAGGTTTCACAGCTCGTATCGCAAGACGCCTTGCCAGTACGTAGATTTCGTTGAGTTGAAGAACGAACCCGGAGAGTTTTACGTGGAAGCTGACTTTTCATCCAACGATAAGTTTCAGTGTTCAGACGTTCAACTGCTTGAGGCTTCGCTGATGCGTGTTTTGGGTTGTCCTGAATGGTTCATCAGGTTACACCTGAAGAGCAATTCTTTCGTTGTTCGCAATTCAAAACATGGCATCAAAGCTTCTTTGCAGTATCAATTACCAACAGGTGCTACGGATACTACTTTCCGTAACACTTTTTGGAACGCCTGCATATTGTACGCTTTCTTGATGAAAGTCAGGCCGAATTCATGTGATGCTCTCTTGCTTGGTGATGATATGCTAGCTCGCATTTCCGGCAAGTGCCGTTATGTTGAAAAGGTCTACACCTCCGTTGCGAGTGAAGCTCAAATGGAGGCGAAAGTGATCAGACATCAGAATCTTTGGACTGCCACCTTTTTGAGTAGGTTCTTTGTTCCACATGCCAATAGTAAGCACCTCACGGTCCCCATTTTGGGTAAAGCTCTTGGCAGGTTTAACATGAGAGCCAACAAAAATCAGGCGGTGTCTGATGATTTATACATGGCGTGTAAGTCTGTCGGATATGCCTATGAGTTTCGATATCTTCCGTGCGTGCGCGACGTTTTTCTTGAGAGATTCAAGCATCATTTTCCCCTTGCCGTAGCCAAGAATCTCAAGGGGGATTATGACGTTGAAGTGTCCTGGAATGCTAAGGCCGCTGGAGTCACACTGCGTAACATTACTAAGAAGATTTTGGTCTCCGAAGTTTTGAGCGAGTATGATTTCAACGCTTTTTGCATAGAAAGGTATTCTTTGACTGCCACTGATGTTTTGGATTTGTTCAAGGACGTCGTGCTGAGCACACAACTCATCGATTTTGATGGAATTGTGGTTGCGAAGCTTGCCAAGGACTTTTTGTAAGCTTGGCCGGTTGTCACGTTACCTGGATAGGTAGTAGGGCAACCGTGTCTTCGGACCGTAATCCCGTCAGTCATGCTGTTAAAAGC